AAATTCTTCTTTATTGGATGAGAACGTAGAAGAAAGTTTATCAGATTTACATTTTGGACATCCATATCCAGAGAGATGATTTGTCGCATTAGTATACCATATACCATGTTCATTACCATATTTATCTTTATTATGACAGCAAACGGGTATATTCTTCTCTTTTGCATTTTTATACACAAACTCACCATAAGTGTATTTGGAATTATGGACTTTATTAAACTTATCAATAAGTTCCTCCCTTGTATGTTTCTTTTTCTCAGACATACAAAGAGGTTTCCTATGTGCTAAATGATGTTTAGGTCGCTGAGTAAACTTAACGCCATTATACCATAGGACAACAGGAGTAGACGTGTTAACATATACGACATCTCGATAATCAAACATATTATCACCCCATACTAATTTAGACTTTTTTATAAATTCTTCTCTATCCACTATTCTTGTTTTTATAAAATATATGCAAAAATAATTATTTTAGAAATATATCACAAGTTATTTTAGTTAAAAAACACGAATAATAATATTTATATTAAAAAAATAAATAATAATATTATTAATTTATATTTCGATGAGTGATTTATTGCTTAAAATGCCTCTTAATTATGAGCCATTAAGAAAAAACCGATGGTTGCTTAGATTTCCTGCAGATTTAGGTATACAAGAGTGGTGGATTGCTTCTGCGAAACGTCCTTCAATTAAGCAGAATGAGAAAGAAATTCAGTTCCTCAACACATCAACATGGGTAATCGGACGTTACACATGGGATAACATGCAGGTAAAATTACGTGACCCTATTGGTCCGTCAGCTTCACAGGCTGTAATGGAGTGGGTTCGTTTGCACTCTGAGTCAGTTAGTGGACGACAGGGCTATGCAGCAGGTTATAAACGTGATGTAGAGTTAGAGATGCTTGACCCGACTGGTGTTGTTGTATCTAAGTGGATTTTGAAAAACACCATGGTAACAGATTGCGATTTCGGTGATTTGGATTACAGTCAGGACGACCTTGCGGATATTTCAATGACCTTAAGATTTGATTACGCAATTCTCGCATACTAAAAGAAATTTAAGAGTTTGATTAGATTAAAAAACTATATCAAACTCTTTTATTATTTTTATAGTTGACATAATCATTTTTTTTTCTATATTTTATATAAAATATAATGTTATGCTTACAGCTGAAGAATTAAAAAAAGAATTGAATATTAAAGAGAATAGTTTAAAGATGTATAACAAGACCAGAATGGATATGCTTTTGCGTGGTGCAGATAGAGAAGACTGTTCTGAAATTGAACATCAAATAGAAATGTTGCGTAAGGAAATTGAAATTTTAAATAGACTTTCAACATGGAAAGATAAAGAATTTGTGTGTGATATATCTTCTGAAAAAATTATGTCTAATGCATATAAAGTCAAGTTTCCTAATACAATTAAAATAGATTCTGACCATATAAAAGATATTGAAACTGATACGATATTTAATCACCTACATTTAGGTGTGACAGATTATGTTAAACATAAAAATGGTTATATTGAAATACTTGGACGTGAAATAGAAAAATGTATTAATACGCCATTTGATTTTGATATAGAATGGTATGATAAACGAGGTTCACTTGCCTATATAGAACACTATACAGGGTGTAAAATTACCAATTATTATGGTAATAAATGTACAGCAGATAGTAGTAAAGAACGAGAGTTTAATATTACTATAGCTTATGAAAAGTTAGAATATAAAGCACCTGTTTTAGAAATTAACAAGAAGTCATCTAATTTGGATTTGTTTGGTAATATCAAACGTTCAGATAATATTTCTATCTCAGCTAAAGAATACCCAGACCCATTCAAGACAAGAATATATTGGTAAAATGAAACAACCAATAAAAAAAACAGATAATAAGAGTCGAAAAAAAACCAAAACAAGGATGAGAAAATCTAATGGGAAACCATTAAGAACTCATCCTAAATTTGGTACAAGTAAATTAGAAAAATATTTTGAAACAGAATTTCTAAAGAAACTTAAAATAAAATATCAGTGGCAATTTGAAGCAAAAGACATACAAAGGAGTTATGATTTTTATCTACCAGACCATAATCTACTAATCGAAGTTGATGGTGATTATTATCATGTAAATCCATNTTGAAGCAAAAGACATACAAAGGAGTTATGATTTTTATCTACCAGACCATAATCTACTAATCGAAGTTGATGGTGATTATTATCATGTAAATCCAGAGATTTATGAAGGTAAAAAATTGACACCAACACAGAAACATGATTTATGGGTAGATAAAAAGAAAAACGAATGGGCTTTAATGCATGGTATACCTCTTTTAAGGATATGGGAGAGTGATATTAGGAAAAGACCTGAAGAGGTTATGAAAACACTTAAAAGCCGACTCAAAATACAAGGACAGAAAATACGTCTTGAAGAAAATAAGAATAAAAGACATGTAAATAAAATTCGATGAATGTTACGTTTTATATGCCGTACTTTGATTACAATGATGATTCTTTTAGTGTGGATAATAATTACTATAAAGATAATGACTACACGAACAAACTTGTAAGTGAGTACGAGAAATACAAAGATATAATTTATGAAACAATGAGTGATAGCACTGGAGCACATAGTGGTTTTAATGGAAACACCTATATGATGGGTCAGAAAAGCCCTTATAAAGATGATAAAATCAGTTTTGCCCAGTGTCAAGGTTCTTTGTTTGATATAGATAATAAACCAGAAACGGTAGATAACTTAATTACGTATTTCTCCCAACAAGAGATGTTTATTACTCGTTTTCTACTTGATTTTAATACGTCAGATGAAGAATTTGAAACAGAGTTTGGTATATGGAATACTAATGCGACAAATCATCTCTCTGGATATGGATGTCCAAAATGTAAATCTGATAAACTTTCTTCTACGTTCTCATCCAATAAAGAAGAATTTGTAAGAAAGGCAAAACTTATTCATGGAAATAAGTATGATTACTCTAAAATTAACTATGTAAACAATTCTACTCCAGTTGAAATAGTTTGTCCTCAGCATGGTTCTTTTAAACAACTCCCTCATAATCATTTACAAGGAAAGGGGTGTCCTAAATGTGTAGAAAGTAAACTTGAGGAAACTGTTAGAACATTCTTAGAAGAGAACTCTATCGAATTTAAGCAATATTACCGTACTAATTGGTTAAAGCGTCAATCTTTGGATTTCTTTTTACCTCAATACAATTGTGCCATAGAATGTCAGGGCGAACAACATTATAAAGAAGGACATTTTGGTGTAACGTTAGATAGTATACAGGTGTTAGATAAAACAAAATACTTGTTGTGTAAGAAAAATAAAGTACGTTTATACTATTTTGCTTCCGAAAAATATAATATGGATGTATATACAAATATATCAGAACTATTTAATGATATTACTGGTAATTGTGTTTTCAAAGATAAAAATTTAAACATTGTTAAGAATTTTCTTGCTACATTAAAGTGTAACTTCACTTATTCAATCAATAAAATTCATCATTCAGATGATTTTATAACCATACAGGATAGATTCTATTCTGAGGAAAATAAATTGATGATAATCTATGTGAATAGCTATGACCATCGTAAACGTTTTGCAAAATATAATTATAATGAGGGTATATCACAAGACTATTTTATAAATGAATCAAAGAAATACGAAAAAGACGGAATAAAATGTATATGGATAAAAGATTATGAGTTAAATGATAGTAGTACTTTAAAAGATGATAATGGAAAATATCATTATGATTATCATCGTAAATGGGAAGTAATAAAATCTTACATTAAATATAGTGTTAATGAATGTCCTAATACATTATATGCACGTGATTGTGAAGTGCATGAAGTAAGTAATCAAGAACTAAAAGTATTCTTAGAAAAGAACTCATTACTTGGTTATAAATCGTCATCGGTGAACCTTGGATTATATTTGAAACGTGATAAAGGCACACTGAAAAAAGGAACACTTGTAATGGTTTATACCTTTGGTGTTAATTACTTTAGTAGTACGTCTGATAAACAGAATGTAGAAGTTATACGTGCCTCCACACTTCTTGATTATCATATTAATGGTGGTGCAAGTAAATTAATGAAACACTTCTTTAAAAATTATCCAGTAATAAAAGTCAAAGATAAATTAATTAATACTGATTCTATCATTTATTATGTTGATGCCGACCATAATAATGGAAGTACGTTAGATTGTTTAGGATTTTCTCTTGTTTCGTGGAAAAGTGGATTTGTATATGTTAATTCAAATAAAATAACATCCCAAATGAGAAATCCATCAAAGTATAAAGAAATGCAAGAATCTTTGATGTCACATAAGTTTTTTGTTTCCCCTACAGCTGGCACTAAAGTCTATAAACTAATAAAAGCAGAAGATTAAATGTCTTCTGCTTTCTTTATTTTTAGCCAACGCTTGCATTATCTTTTTCAGAAACTGCCTTGTCACACATTAACCAAATTTTCTTATAAAATTGGTATAATTCAGAATCTACATTTTCAGCATACTCTTGTAGACCTTCTAATGCAACTTCACGTATTCTTGCGATTCTGTCATCTTGTTGTGACAAATCTTGCCCATTCATATTATCATCTTGATTATTCTCTTCTCCACCCTCAAAATCTTCTTGAGCTGGGATTTCTTCATCATTAAACTGTTCTTCGTCACTAAAATCAAATGCTTCCTGAAGTATTTTAGCTGACTTATTCAAGTCACGTAATGTTCTTTCTAAAAAATTTGTTTTATTTTTTTTCATAAAAAATGCATTTTACTATAAATATCAACAAAAATAAAAAAGGAGAACCAATATGTTTCTCCTTCTCTATTAAAAATTATGTGTTTAGATATCATCAAATGATGCACCCTCTGGTGTGAGGATAAAGTCTATTGTGATATACTCTAACGCACCGTAAGGTTTGAAGAAAATCTTAGCAGGCAACTCTCTTCTCTCACGTGATTCTACGGTATCATTTACCTCTATACGATAATCAGAAATACCTCTGTTATTTCTAATGTTATCCAGAATTGGAGTTACTGTTGATAAGAATGTATTCTTACTTGTTGTATCATTAGGGTCGAAAATAAGACCTATACATGATATAGAGATAAGCTTTCTTAATCTTAACAATAAACGTCTAACAGCAATTCTGTTGAGTTGAGATTCACGTTTCTGAAGGTTCTTCTGACCCCAAATCTTAACACCGTCTGTTGCAAATGTCTTGACTGGGTTGATTCTACCTTCGTACAATTTATCTTCATCACCAATCTTAGTAATAGTTCTTGCTCTTACACATTCAACATTACCACGGTTAATACCTGCTGGCGCAAACCAAGGTTGATACTGATTATCTGTCTGAGCAAAGTTTCTGACAGCATCTTTTGTAGCAGGGAGGTATATGTATTGATTATTATCTTGGTCAAAATACTTAATCCAAGGATAATATGTACAAGCGTAATTTGAGTCTATCTCCATATCCTCAAGGTTATATACAACCTCCTCTGCACTGTACATCTCATCTGTAAAGTCACTTGCACCAGATGGTTTATCAGGAGTTGTAATCACATAGATTGAATCAGCTCTCTCTTCTTCAATCATATCAATTGCTTCCTCTACTAATAATTTCTGGTTAACATAATCAATACCTGGAGTTGCAAATATATTAATATCTGTTTCCTCTGGATTAGCGAACTGTCTAATTGCAGATAAGTAAGCATACCAGTCTGATGTTATACCATTCTGATTCAATTTCAATGACTTAGGATTCTGTATTTTGTCAAATGCGTAACCTGCGCCACTATTTGCATCATAAGTACCTTTATATCTTGATAATTTAAACTCATTGGTATTAGTTCTCTTATCACGATAAACATCCCATCCATCGAAACCACCATAGAAATAAGTAGTGAACTTTCTCATATTAGCATTTTCGTATATTGAACCTGCCATTTGTTCCTCTGTGCCGATAACTGGTGTTTCTGGTAAGTTTCTTGTTCTTGCGTTTGTACTAACAGCATCAAACTTATAGCCCTTTTCACCATCTACGGTAACGTTAACTACGTGTTCTTTATCATCAAATGCTTTTGAGTTAATACGAGAGTCAAGGTGGAAACCCTTTGTTAAAAGAGCAGGTACACCGTCAACATAAGCTGCATTACCCTTAAATGTAAACATGTCAATATCAACACCTACCCAGCTTGAAAGACCGAAGTACTGCTTTCTATTCTTAACCTCTTCATCATAATCAAGGTTGTATCTGAGTTTAGGCTGTTCTATATCATCATGAGAATCGCCATCTACAACCTGTACACCTGAATAAGCCTGTTGAGGATATCCGAGGAAACCAGCAGGTACTGAAGTTCTTGCAGCTGTTGTTTCGTTTACCTCTATGGTTACATATTTAGATTTTGTTTCATAAACACCATCAAATGAACCGATTCTGTAAGCAACATAATCACTCTGACCAGGAATCATTGAACATCTACCAAAGCGTTCGTAAACTCGTGGTGATTCGTCAGTATCATTGATATCTCTGATTACAACATCGAATAAACCCTCATCTGGACGAATATTCTCTATAGATACTTTAACTTCATTGTTAGAAGTATCACCGTCAGAAATGGTATGGAATCTAAATAACTTATTCACTTCCATTTTGTTGTAATCACCTTTTAAGTTAGAAACAATCCAAGGCGTTGATGCGTAACGATAAGCTGACTTATAATCATTCATATCGCATGCTGCAAAGGTTATATCATCTTTGGCTGTATTCATACGCCAATNCATACCATCTGAACTATTCTTTACAAGTGTTCTCTTTGTAACTTGAGTTGTTGCACCCTCTTCTGGATTTCTTAGCTTATCATACATAGGTGCTGTGTTTAAATCTCCACCTTTCTCACCTTTTGCAGTACGTTTAGCCTTCCAATCTTTCTCATAAAGTTCAACTGACTCAGCCAAATTGTAAGCGTAGAAGTAATGTCTCTTACCATCTGTACCAGTATATTGTGCGACAGTGTAAATCTGTCCTGGTTCAACAATTACTTTTACAGGTTCTTGCATTGCTGTAGCGTATGCTGCCTTTCCTGCTTCTGTAGTCTTGTCGAATTTAGTTTCGTCTGGTTTACCAACGATTCTATTATCAGGAATACTTGTAATATTCACTGAAAGTCCATCCTTTTCAAGTTTCTTTGAAGCTAACTGTTCGTATGTTACTGGCTGTCCTGTAATATAATTGTAAGGATGTGCATGTATAGCCTGTCTTGTACCGTCATTAGCAGCTACACTTGCTCTCTTGTCAGCCAAATATCTCAAACCAACATGTCGTCTTGTTAAACCTTCCTCTTGAAGTTCGATTAAGCCTGATACAGCTTCAAGACCATTGTAATCGTTAGTATAATAAACTTGATAAGACTCAAGAGAATTTGAAATAGCACTAATAGTTCCCTCTACAATACCCTGCTGCAAAGATACATCGTAAAGTGTTTCTACGAATACAGGTGCATCACCATCTTGTGCCTTATTACCTAATACGTTCAGAATATACTCTTTATCAGAAGGATTCAAAGATACAGGATATTCAAAATATCCATCAGGATGTTTACCTTTCTCAACTTCTGCCCATAAAGTAGTCAATTGTTCCTCAGTATGTGCACCTAAGAAACCTGCTATTTTAAAACGTCCATAGTTTAAGGTATTAACTTGGAAACTTGAAGCATCTGGGCTTAATCCAAAGCCAGAACACTCGTTACCAAGTGAATAAAGAGGTACATATGGTAATATTCTAAGTGCATCCATATTATACTTTCTTGGTGCTTTACAATCATCAGCCTGTGTAGCTGCTGTTTCACCAACATTATATGTCAAAACATCATAAGAATTTGATGAACAAACACAAGTATCATCATTTGATGTTGACTTCATATATGGATGATATGAACCACGAGAGCGAAGAACAGCAACTACCATCTTGCTACCTCTTTCGGCATCATTTACGATTTCTCTATCAGCTGTAATTAACCACGCTGGACCAGCATTGTATCCACTAAGACCCAATACACGTACGAATTTCAGATTTTCTGATTCTGATAAATATGATTTTGCGATATATGGTGCTTCGTACTTAGGGTATTGACTTCCCTTAAATTTCTCTGTACTTGTACCACCAAATACATCTTTGTATTCTCTCCAGTTTGGTGTATCAATTGCTTGGAAAGCAGGACCACGCAAAGATTCTCCTACAAGTCCTAATTTTGTGATACCAAGACTCTTAACCGCATAGGTCATATCTATTTCACGACCATAGATACCAGGAGAAACGTGTATACCTCTTGCATTATCTGCCATAATATTATATCTCTTTTAAAAAATTATTTTATTTTTTTCAACCACTATTTTAATAAAAAGTGTCATCATTGTTCTTTTATATAAATATTGTATTTCATTCAATAGTACATTATATAAGAGAAAAAATATGAATCGTTATATTTATATACTAATTTGTATTGTCCTTTTTTGTTTTTAATTCCACTAAAGTTAAAAAATTGATATATTTTTTTACATTTAACTCAAATTTGTTATTAGATAATTTGTCTTTGTATTCACTCAGTAATTTAGAATCCTGATATTTCTCTCCGTATTCTATTTGTAAATTAAAAAACAATTCAGTAATTTCTCCGATTTCTTTTATCAACTCCTTTAGAGTTATCATGTCATTAAAATCCAAAACAAATTTATAACTATCTTCTATTTCTAATAGTGTTTTTTCTAATTTGATAGCATCTTTTATCGTAACAATCATATAATCTATTTCTCTATAACAATTATTTCTTCATCGGCTACTTCATCAAGAGGACTTTCTGGCGAACTATCACTGTCAATTACTGTGTCAGGGTCAATACCATGTAATATAACTTTAGAACCTTGATAAAGGTCATCTCTTGTTATTTCTACTGTAATTTCATCCTCTTTATAAAAGTTAATTTCTTCACCGTCTAAAGCCATAGTTTCACCATTTATCTTCAATACCATATCATACACATTTTCCGTTTCTACAGTATCTAATATCATGTCTGTATCAATGGTAAAACTTTCAGAACTATCACATGCATCAATATTAATTACAAAACTTAGTTTCTTATTGTAATATTTTTCTATTTCTTCTTCTTTATCACAACATTCATCTTCTGTATTACAAATTTTTACACAAGCCTTTGTATCTTTAAATTTATTGGTAGGTATTTCTGGTTCACATGTTATTCCGTTTGGTTCTGAATCGTCATATGTTATAATTCTCTCTCTATCTGTCATTCGTGTATTATCATCCTTCATTGCATGTGAAAAGCCATTAGATGAGTTGTCTGAATTTGGCTTATTATTCATTTCACTATCTGACATTCTTGATGATTTTATTTTTGTTATATTTTCATCAAAAGTATCAATGATACCACCGCCAGTATTGCTTACAGCTACATCATCGAATGAACGCATAATAAATCTTGAAGGCAAGTGTTTAACATCGAAATCCTCTTCTCGGATAATATACGCTTTTAATTTTATTTTAAACGTTTGTGAATAATATTTTCTATCATCTATAGTGTATTCTGACTCATCAGATATATCTTCAAGTGTTATTGGCATAGGATGACCATTTGGAAAAATATAACTCTGTATACTTTGAAATTCATAATGTATTAATTCATTCATACGGTTAAGAAGTTCATACTTGTTACATACTATTCCGACCATATAATCAAAGTTAACTGCAAACGGTTGTTTCATCGTATACATATCATAGGCTTCAGTTCCATTTTCCTGAAGTACTGGCTCATAGAAAACTGCATAATCTCTATGTCCTGGTATATTAAAATAAGGACCCTGACTTTCCCCTTTCTGTGGATTTGATGAACGAGTAATAGTTTTAAAATTTAATACGACACTACCTGATTCATCTAAATTTTTCCACGTTTGTGAATATTCACTTATTCTTTGGCTACTATATAACTTATATGTCGGTAATTTCTTGCCATCATAAACTATATCTAATTTTTTGTCAACCCATTCAAAAAATTCTTGGTCAATATCTTCATACCCCACTGGTTTTGGCAGTGGAGTTCCATGTTCAAGAATCACTTTAGACATATTTCTCCGTTTTTCAACACCATATGAATTATGTCTAAGTTTCATTTTATTAATAAATGGTTTAGGTTGTATAAGTGCCATTATTTTTTCTCCTTTTTTGTAATGTTAATATCTTTGTCATTGAAGATAACATATATATCAAAGCCTTGTTCATCATGTGCTATTAGTCCTGTATATCCAATTTTGTTTAAAAAAGCACTTGCTTCCTTATCACTACCTAATATACTTGAAATTGTACCATAAATACTACCCTCATCTTGACATTGTGATATATATATGCATTCGTAATTCCAAAATTCCTGTTCGCATCCTTTATAGGCTTCTTTTCCGTACTCATCCTCTGTTGTATAATACTTGAAGAACTTTTTTGCAATACTCATACTTTCTCTTTTAGACGGAGTTTTGTCATATGTCAGAAATTTGTTACCAGATATATCAGCATGATAAATAATACCACCCCTTGCGTATTCCATAGCACATTCTTCAGATGTTGTGAAGTACAGACCATAACCAAACGCTTGATTTCCCCATCCACTATTAAGATATTTCAAATCAAATTTATCAAAGTCCTTAAAACTACCATGCATTAGATTAACTTCATTATTTAGGTTTTCAATTAAGACATTGATAGTTTTTAAACGTTCTTTTAAATTGCTTTTAGAGGCTTTATTTTCAAACTTTAATGTATTTGGATTGTCATTATCTAATAACTCCTGAGAAGCCCTTGAAATACCCTTATTCCAACCGCTATATTTAGGGTCTAATGTTTTCTCTTTACATTTTATTAATCTTTTTGTCTTCTGTTTCTCTTTTTCTTGTTGTATCATTTGGTTAAGAGTATATCTGTTTCTATAAACTTCTTCAAAAGCAGCTTCTGACCATCTGTAATACTGATTTTTAACAAATCCTTTAGAATATAAGAATCTATCAATGATTTTAGGAGGAAATGTACCCCAACCATACTGTCTTAGCAATGAAGAAATTTCATTACTTGTTTTTTGTTTGAAATAATATTTTGAATCTTCTTTAATCATAACCATTATGCTTTAAATTCTGAGGTGTCTACAGGGCTTGCTTGAATTGTACGGTAAAGTGGTATTGTACCCCATAATGTATGACCATTGTCATAATTGTTTCTACCGTCATTATTAACGACAAAATATATCATTAAGTCTGGTTTTACCTGTACACCAATATAATCACCATTTTTAATATCAACACCTAATTCTTGAAGTGTTTCCTGATATACACTTACGGTTAGTTTACCAGTTTTTACATACGTACCTAATTGTTTTGTCTTATCGTACGATTTTAACTCTGGTTGTTCTATTTTATAAACACAATGTATTTCTACAGGCGTTTCATATTCTATATTATTGACATCGGCTTCACCATAAACAGCATCAGTATTTGTAGTACTTAATTTAACCTGATATAAAACTACAGTCTGATTCATATCCTGTTCTATATAATCTTTACCGACCTGCAATTCAAAATCAAAAGATTCTTTATCATAGAATAGATTATTTCTATTAATAGGTACTCTTCTCTTTGTCCCTTGGTTGAATGTAATTTCTGCCATTTCTTAACTATAATATTTATCAGCTATTTCTTCATTAAATCCGTCATCTAAAATTACCATGTGAGGTTCCCCATCTCTCACAGTCATACCCCAATTCGCTAATCTACAGAAATCGCCTACAGGTGGTCTATAGTTCATTATATAATCATACAATTCATTAAGAATATATGACTTTTCTTCGTCATAATCTAACATATCCCTTAAATTATCATCTGATAATATCTGACGTGTTTGGAATCTTGATGGATTTGCGATTCTTCCAGCTGACAAAATAAACGCTTGAATTTGTTTCCATGTAAAACCTATTACCTTTTTAAAGTCTTGTGCTTTTGCTGGTAATACATATTCACTTACAATCCACTGGAATGAAGGTTCTCTTTCTCCATCGTATGAATACATTGTTGTATGTTCTCCGTCATACATGAATATTTTAGGAAAGAGACTACACGTATTCTTGTAGTAATCATTTAATGTTGAACATTCTGCCTCATTCTGTGCAATACCTTTAACGTTCTTAGCCAATTTTAAAACTCTTTCATCGTCAATTTGGAAAACCATTCTACTCGAACCACTACCAACTGGATTTCCTAAGAAACTTTTGCAATATGCTACTTTTTTATTATAGCTAAGTTTGTTAAGTTCATCTAAACTAAAACCACTCTTTACAGCTTCAAGAAGTTTGTTTTGACTTTCGTTTATAATAATATTTTTCATTATTTTTTACTTTTAATATAAATATTAACAAATAAAACATATATATAATTTGACTTTATCAAAAAAAGTTTTATATTTTATATATAAATATATATAAAATATAATTTACAATGGCATTGTCTTTAGATGAAATAAATCGCTCACATAGATTATTAAGAGAATATAATGGTGAAAATCCATATATTATTTCTCTTAAAAATTCAGTGTACGCATATAAGACAAAGACACTAAATAATTTTGAATGTGAGTTTATCTTAAACAATTATAATAAAGAACCACTGTTAGTTAATAAAATTGTTTCTATTATAAATTGGTGGGGCAAGAAGAAGCAAGAAGACTGGGAACTTGAATTTACCCCGTCTAAACTTAAAATTACTTATTATTTAGGAGAAACAAAAGATTATTATTGTTTCTATTGTTTTTATCGTCAGAGTCAAGATAAGGCTGTAATGTGTTTTGCACCTAAGAAGGCAATACTTACAGATTTCCTTACTCCAGACCATAATTCGATGGAAATAGATTTTACGCCTTATAATCAGATGAGTGGACGTATAATGATGCCTTATCAAGAGGAGGCTGTTAAGTTTCTTACCGCTCACCCTAAAGCAATTCTTGCATCTGCTATGGGTAGTGGTAAAACATTTTCAGCTATTGTGGCAGCACTTCATGGCGGTTATAAACATATATTGATTATTGCACCTGCATCTGTTAAAAAGACGTGGGAAAAAGAGTTGTCTCTTCTCGTTCCAAAGGAAGATATTACAGTTGTGAATGGTTCAACGTGGGTTGATGCAAGATTTACTATTATTAATTATGATATTCTTAAGAACTTTTATACTATCCCTAAACAGAAAATATATGTTAAAGAAATGAACGTTGATGATAAGGGTGAAGTTGTTTCAGAATATAAAGAAAAAGAGATTATTTCAAGAAATCGTAGGATAATTTGTGATGCAATGTCTGAATCTCAGTTGTTTCAGTCAAAATTCGACCTCATTATTATTGATGAGGCACATAGATTGTCCAATACAACTTCTGGACGTTATAAAATCATTTCAGACTTTGTGAAAAGAGCAAGACCGACTGGTGTTTACGAATTAACTGGAACTCCAATAACTAATAGACCAATTAACTTCTTCAATCTGTTGAAGATTATTAATTGTCCGCTTGCTGAAGATTGGACTTATTATGTTGAAAGATATTGTGACGGTAAGGCATTCTATAAAAAGAATGAAAGAGATGCACACACAGCACTTTATCTTAAAAAGGTTAAAAAGAGTAGCTGGTATGATTTATCTGAACAACAAAAAGAAGAATTAAAAAATATTCTTTCTAAAAAATGTAAGAAGATATGGAAAACTGGTGGTTCATCTAATTTAGAAGAATTACAGGAATTACTTAAGCCGTACTATTTGCGTAGAATGAAAGAGGAATTTGGTAATATGGTTCCAAAAACCGTTAAAGTATTACATTATAATCTTACTTCTGAACAACGTGAGGAATATGATAGAGTATGGTGTGAATATCGTGATTCTAAAATTGAATCTGCCGATACCTTTGAAGATGGAATGAAAGCAATGGTAGATGCTGAAAAGTATAAGAAGATTACAGAGGGAGTTCTTTTAAGACAATGGTTAGCACATGAAATGTTAGATAAAACTATTTCTCTTACTAAAAAATGTGTAGAACTTGGTCATAAAGTTGTAGTATTCTGTTCTTTTGATGACGAAATTAATACTCTTATGAAAGAGTTTGGTAGTATTGCCGTTAAGCATAATGGAAAGATGCTGAATAAGTATAAAGATAAGTCAGTAGAGTCTTTTCAAAATGACCCTAACATTAAAGTGTTTATCGGAAATATTAACTCTGCTGGTGTAGGTTTAACTCTTGTAGCATCTGATGTGGCTATTTTTAACAGTTTCTCTTGGGTATCTGGGGATAATTTGCAAGCTGAAGATAGAATACATCGTTTAAATCAAACAAAGAAATGTACAGTTTACTATCAAGTTTTTTTAGATACTTTTTATGAGGAGATGTTAGATAAAGTAAGAGGTAAACAAAGTATTATTGATAATATAATTGTTACTGAAAATGAAAAATAAATTATAATGGAAAATAATGAAGATTTGAAACTATGTTTCGTTAATATAGTAGGAATGGAAGAAGATGGTAAATATCGTTATGAATTTATCTTTACCGACGATATAGATAATGTATGGGGAGAGAATTTTGACGAGAAGCCAGCAGGTCTTATTAATAACTTAATGGTTGATGAACAATATAAGACTGAAACGCACGTGGTGAGAACTAAAATAAAATTTGACCTTGTGCAACAATGTTGTTGTTTTGGAATGCAAGATTGTATGGATGGAATAGTTGCACTTGCTTATGAGAACATTGATGATTACGAATCTTATCCAGATGACGGAAGATTGGTATTTAATTTTGGTGAATCGTATTTTAATGTTGAATCAAAACTTGCAATGAAAAGTATTTTAATTGGTTAGTATTTATAATAAAAAGATATGCAGTATTTCTATTTACGCCAGAATAGTCTTCTTCCTCAATTAAGAATGGAATTGATTGAGGATGGAAGACATGACTTTAATAAATTCCATGACATGATACAGAATGCAGTAATTACATTTACAATGGTTAATGCAGATACTAATGTCACGAAAATAGCCAAAGCACCTTGTTATATAAAGAAAAAAGAGGGTGATGGATGTGTGGAACAATATGTTATCTGTTATGACTGGAAAAAACGTGATACACAAGATGTCGGCACATTTAATGGTTATTTTGAAATAACCTTTGGTGAAATAAAATCAGATGAAACATCTTATCCGACAGGTAACTTGTGGATGCCTATTAGAGAAGATTTGGTTATCACCATTTTGCCAATCGGGAACAAGAGTTAGTTGATAGGTTGCATCTTTTTCTCCAAGATGCAACTTTTTTTATTATTTCGAGCAAACTTGTTAATCTAAAGTCATGTCTATTTCCACCATTCATTAATTCAGTTTCATAGACTTCTTTTAAAAGTTCTATACTTTTATCTATTTTTTCTAAATTTTCTTGTTTCATAATTTTTAAAATTATAGTTATAAATATTTAACGATAATAATTTGTTAGTTTAGGAAATATGTTTTACTTTTGCATAGAATTAAAATTGTATTTATGATGCTTAATAAAACTTATTTAAAAGAATTATATAAGAGTTGTAATCATAAGTTCTTTAATGATGAACTTCCTAAAACTGGTTTATCGTTTAGAATAGACCATTCTATTCATAATGTAGCAGGATGTTATTTCTCCACTCAAAATGATAAAATAAATACTACAATTTATTTTAGTGATATGTATGAATGGAATGAAGAATATCTTGAAAAAATTATGTTACATGAGATGGTTCATGTTTTTTTATATTCTTCAAATAGAAAAGCAGATTCTAAGCATGGGAAACGTTTTAAAGAGGTTTGTATGAATATTAATACCAAGTTTGGTGTTAATGTACCCTTAGACGGTTCTTTTATATCGCTTACTGACGAAGGTTTACAACAAAAAAATGCTAATAAAAAAACACATAATATTTTCTTATTAGCACTTAATTACTTGTTAAATAAGTTGTTTTAATTCTATTTGTATATTTGGTTGATTGCGTAGCTCTGATTACTTCTATTGTTCATTGCGCTATAATTAACTCTCTTGATTAAATCACCGATAGTCATTTTGTCGCCATATTTCTGTGCAAAAGATTGCAATTGTTTAATCAACTCTTGTTTCTTATCGTATGCACCTTGCTCTTTGTAGTTTGTTTTCGCTGCTTGCCAACGTTTACCTAAATTATAGTTTACTTCTGTGTCGTTTGGTGCGTTATGTCTTTGTGATGCATTTCCTACACCTCTACCGAAAAATGCATTAGTACCAGCCTTTACATTATCCCAAACCCCTTCATTCGTCATATTCTCTTGTAAAGCGGTTCTTACTGAATTTTCTATAATATTATGTAAATCAGCCTCTGTTAGTCTTATAACTTGTTTCATAATTTATTTATATTTTTAATATAAATATCATTTATTTTTTATTTATTTATCTTTTTAGATTTGTTTTTTTTAAATAGATATTGTATCTTTGCAACGTTTCTGATGCCATTGTTGATGTGGCTTTAAGAATATAATTTAAAAAACAATAATTCATGAAGAAAATTACACCTGAAGACGTTGAGAGGTTTCTCAATGGACATGACCCTATGGAGAGAATTATATCCATAGAGTGCGGTTATGATGATAATACGGCAAGTATTATCTATGTTAATGAAAATGGTGACAAGCGTGTTAAACGTGAAAATTTTTATCCTTTTGTTTGGGTTAAAAATAGTGCTTGTCAAAGAATGTTTGGTGGAGATAGGAGTTTGTTTATTAGAAAACTTCGCCAATACGGAATCAAAATCAAAGCTCTTCAAACTCAGGGTGATGATGGAAGTGTTAGTTCACGTCTTGATGAAGGTTATAAATTCCTTTTTTATTCGTACAGAAAGATGTCATATAAAGTCTTTATGATGTTCTTTCAGGAATCTGGTGTGCCTATATATGAACGGAAAAAGAAAAACGATGATGCAATAGGCGGTAGTAAGGAGTTTATGACATGTAGTCCTGTTGAACAATTTATGATTTCAACAGGTAAAAGACTTTTTAAGGGATATGATAATTATGATGACTTAAAGAGAACTACGTTTGACCTTGAAACTGAAGGTCTTAACGCTAAGTATCACATGATTAGTCAAATAGGTTATCGTAATAATAAAGGATTTCAAAAAATTATTAATATAACTGGTAATAATAAAGAAGAAAAGTGGAAATCAGAAATGGCTGCCATTGAGGAGTTTGTTAGGATTCTTTCCGAAGATAAACCAGATAATGTTGCAGGTCATAACTCTGAAAACTTCGACTGGGACTTTATTATTATTCGTTGTAAGGAACACGGAGTTGATTTCTCTGAACTTTCAGAAAAGTATCTTAATAGACATCCTATTTACAAGAAGAAAAAACAGAGTGTTCTGAAACTTGGTGGTGAAATGGAATATTATTATCCGACTATTATGTGGGGTACTAATATCATTGATTCTATGCATGCTGCACGTAGAGCGCAAGCACTTGATTCAAGTATGAAGTCATCTAATTTGAAGTATGTTACTAAATATCTTGGTTTAAATAAACAAAATCGTGTATATGTTCCTGGTGATATAATTAATCAAACATGGGCTATAACAGATGAAGTATATGCATTTAATGATGATAATGGAGATTGGTATAAAGTTACAGATAGTAAACCATTAAGAGATGGATATGTTTTAAAATCTGGTAAATATATCGTTGAACGTTATCTATATGATGACTTGTGGGAAACTGATAAAGTCGAACTTAAACTTAACGAGTCTAACTTCCTTGTCGGGAAGATGATTCCTACTTCTTTCTCTCGTACTTGTACTATGGGTACTGCTGGAGTGTGGAAGCTTATTATGCTTGCATGGTGTTATGAGAATGAATTAGCTATTCCGTCTACGACTTCTAATAGAAAGTTTACGGGTGGTCTTTCACGCCTTCTTATTACTGGTTATGTTTCACGTATTGTAAAGTTGGATTTTAATTCTCTTTATCCTTCTATTATTCTTACATGGAATATTTCTACTTCTCTTGATGTAATGAATATTATGTTGTATCTCCTTGAGTACATTCTTACACAAAGAGAGAAATATAAGGATTTAAAGAATCAGGCTGGTTCAAAAGCCGATGAAATTAAAGATGAGATTGCTAATGCTATTGGTCTATCCGAAGATGAAATTAATAAATTATTAGAATCCGTTAGATATTGGAAAGCTGAAAAGATTGGTAATGATAAAAAACAGCTTCCTCTAAAAGTTTTAGGTAATGGTTTCTTTGGTTCTTATGGATGTCCTATGGTATTTCCATTTGGAGATATTGATGCAGCAGAGAAAACAACTTGTATTGGACGTATGTCTTTGCGACTTATGATTTCTCACTTTACTAATATTGGTTATACACCTGTTGTAGGAGATTCATTTACAGGAGATACACCTATTTTTATTAAGTATGATAATTCTGGTTTAATTGACGTTGTTCCTATAGAAGGCATTATTAATAAAGACGAAATCCAAATTGATGCTTTGGGTAGAGAATACGATACATCTAAAAAGTCTTTTAAAGTACTTTGTCATTCGGGATGGGTTGAGCCTTCCTATATATATCGTCATAAGACATCAAAAGACATATATAGAGTTACTGATAGTAATACGTTAATTGATGTTACAGAAGACCATAGTCTTTACAATAAAGAAGGAAATAAAATTAAACCATCTGAGGTTAATTCAAAAACAGATTTGGAATATTATATATTTAATGATTATACTGATAATAGGTCAGTTACAAATATTTCTTTGAAATATATAGAAAGAATTGTCCATTTAATAGAATCAAATAGTTTAACAAAATTACCTATAAAAATAATTAATATGGATAAGAAATCATATGAACTTTTTAACAAGTTTTTTAATAACTATGGTTTAGATATGATATGTTCTAAATCAGTTAAAGCTGGCTTGTTATTTCTTTATAAACGTTATAATGGACTCTAATCTATGGGTAAGAAGAAAACTTTAGAAGATTTTGTTAAACAAGCTAATTTAGTACATAATAAGAAGTATAATTATGATAAATCCATATATATCAATAATCATACTAAAATATGTATTATTTGTCCTAAGCATGGAGAGTTTTGGCAAACCCCAAACTCACATCTTAATGGCAATGGATGCCCTGCTTGTTCTAATGTAAAGAGAATGACAAATGAAGAATTTATTAAACGTGCCAATAGTATACATAATTTCAAATATAAATACTATAATGATTTTTCTGGTATTCATCATAAAATACAAATTTCATGTCCCATTCATGGAGATTTCTTTCAGTTGGCAAAAAGACATCTTGAAGGTCAAGGGTGCCCAATGTGCGGAAAACAATATTCTATAAATTGGAATAAAAATAATTACAACCATTTTGTTGAAGAGTCTAATAAGAGATTTAATAATTACTCATTCCCTTATATACAAAATGAATATGAAAATAGTCATTCTGTATTAACAATTAAATGCAAAAAATGTGGTAATACTTTTCAAAAAATAGCTTGTGACCACTTGACTTCTCCTTTTGGTGGATGTCAGAACTGTTTTTCGGATACGTCATATGGAGAGAAAAAAATATCCAAATTTATTAAAGATATTTTACCTAATATTGAAATAAAATATAATGATAGGAAAATACTTAATGGAAAAGAGTTAGATATTTATATCCCATCTTTAAACATAGCAATAGAGTATAATGGTCTTTTTTGGCATTCTGGAATGTTTCGTTGTGATAAAAATTATCATTTAAATAAAACTATTGAGTGCGAAAGACAAGGTATAAGACTGATTCAGATTTTCGAAGATGAATTATTACATAAAGAAGATATTGTTTTTTCTAAAATTAAGCATATCCTCTATCAAAGTAATGAAAAAGGAAACAAAATTTATGGTAGGAAATGTATTGTTAAACAAATAGATTATAAATTGTCGAAAGATTTTCTTGAAAAAAATCATATCCAAGGTGCATCTAAAGCAACGATATATATAGGTTGTTATTATGAAGATAATTTAGTCGGTGTTATGAACTTTATTAAAAATAGCAATAATAAGTGGATTCTAAATAGGTTCGCTACAGATATAGACTTAAATTGTATTGGTGTTGGTGGTAAAATTTTCCACTGGTTTATCTCACATTATTGTCCGTTAGAAATAATTTCATTTGCAGACAGACGCTGGTCCACAGTATTACATGAAAATTTTTATAATTTAGTAGGCTTTAAATTAGATAAAATCTTACCACCTAATTATTCTTATTTTATGAATGGAGTAAAAAATAGATTACATAAATTCAATTTTAGAAAAAGTAAATTGCATAAAAAATATGGACTATCATTATCATTAACAGAAAATGAAATGACGAAAGAGATTGGTGCTTATAAAATATGGGATTGTGGATTAATTAAATATATTTGGAAATATGGTGAAAATTAATAATTTAGGTAGAACAAATGATTATGTTTATGATATATCTTTGGATGGGACGGTTGTAAATGCATTAGGAATGAACATTGTTTCTAACACTGATGGTTTTAACTTCCAAATGCCAGAAGAAGATAAATTTCGCTATAATAACGAACACCCATATATAAGTACTGGTGGTGGACGTAATAGCGTCAAAGGTAAAGCATACACACGTGTTGATGCTGATGTGGCGGAATTTGAAGATACTTATTTTACTCATGCTTGGAATGGTGGAGTTAATAAAATGGGTCTTGGAATAGACGAGTATTGTGATGCTTGCATTCAGTTTGCACGTAAGAATTATGCTGACCTTATGCCAGATGGTAAAACGAAGAAAGTAGGTAACACTATTAAATCACGTAAGATGTCTGGATATCTTGAGAAGTTTATTGATACAGGTATTGACTTACTTCTTCATGATAATGGTTATAAGTTCCTTGAGAATTATTATAATTATATCGAGCAAATTTACAATTATCAAATTCCAGTTAGAGATATTGCTTCCAAAGGTAATATTAAGAAGACGATGGAAGAATATATTGCTGATTCAAAAACTCTTACAAAGAGTGGTAGTAAAAAATCACGTCAAGCATGGTATGAATTAGCTCTTAAAGAGAATATACCTGTAAAAGTAAGTGATACAATATATTATATCAATACAGGTGTTAAGAAAAGTCAGTCCGATGTTAAGCGTATTACTCATCAATATACTATCATAAATGGTGAAGAAGTAGAACTTACAGCTAAGGTTATCAGACAATTGGTAAGTCCGATTTGCGAGAAACAGGGTATACTTTATAAGAATCTTAAGACAAAAGATAAAAAGGAAATGCTTAAACCTTTCATTAAACGTGAAGAAGATGAGATTATATTAAATTGTCAAATTGTTCCTTCTGATATTATTAATAGTGAAGATGATATTTTATGTAGTGAAATCGAGGATTTAGGTTATGAACCTATTGAATATAATGTTGACAAGTACATATCACAATTCAATAATAGAATACGTCCACTTTTGGTATGTTTTTCACCAGATATTAGAAATGAAATTCTTATTACTAATCCAAAGGATAGAAAATTTTTCACTGAGGCTGAATCTAAGCTTGTTCACGGCTATCCAAATAAGCCTACCGACCAAGATACCTATGAGGCACTTATGACCCCTGAGAGGAAAGAAATAGAGTTCTGGTTAAAGATTAACGAACGACCTCCTTTTGTTGATGAGTGTGGAATTGATTGGGATGGTTTAGTTAAGAAGTATTACGAGGAGCGTTCTCAAGAAGATAATGCAACTTATAAATTGGAAAATACTCGTTATTTGGAAGCATTGGAAAAGATTACTCCAGAAGATGTAGAGGCATTTGAAGAGGATGGTGTTATACCTTCTTATATCACATCAATTGTTACTATGGGTTCTGATTTGCACTTCTATTTTAACAACATTCCAGATAAAAAACCTTCAACAGGTGGATATGTATTTGATGATATTTCAGTACCACAGGAAGTGGATGTTTCTTATTAAAATAAAAAAAGACTATAGCATTAATACTATAGTCTTTTTTTGTTGTTTATTTATCTATTAAGTTTAATATTCTCCGCAATCATAAATATCAATATTTGCACTAACATTTGTTAAATTACCAGATTCATTTTTTTCAAATTTAACATTGTGATTTGCATCGGTTGTTGTAGCAAAATCGTATGTTTTTGCATTTGTGGTAGCGCCTCCGCCTCCACCTATTACACTTAAATCATAATTAATAGTACCATCAGATTTTTTAGTGCGAGTAAAACCAATAGTGTTATTAGAACTTGTTAATTCAGTAACAGTTTTACCGCTTAATTCCTTTGTTCTTGTGTTAAGGTCATTAAGTGAAGCAGCAACTACTTTCTCATTGTCAAGGATTATTTTATTAACCTTTTTGAATGCTTTGTTTACACTATCAGTGCCACTGATTGTTAACGGTTCTGACGCTTCTAAATTGGTTGTATCATAATCATTACCAAGAGTTAATGTATTTGGATTTATTGTTACATTTGCTACACCATTAGAAACTGTACCAGCCGTACCATTTACACTAACATTCTTAATTATACCATCAGGATTAAAGTTAGGAGTTGAAGTTGGTCTCCAGTTTTCTAATTTTTGTGTTTCAGACAGTAATACACCATTTTGTGCATCCTCTGGTCCAACATACATATACTGTGTTTTTTCATCAGCAACATAAACAGTCATACCGATATGGATGAGTGCGTAATTACCAGATGTGTTCCATGTACTTGCACCAGCGGTTAAGTTAGCCTTTGTTTTAACAATATATCTTGCATCAACAGGGTCTGATGAGCCAGCCATCATTGGTGCTGGTAATGCAATACTATTACTATGTAATACGAAATTTTTTTCAGCCATTGTTTCTTACTATTAATTCATTTTTAGTTCAAATTTAACAGATGCTAAAGCACCGCCTTTCCAAGTATATGTATAATACTTAACTTTCACAGCACTTCCAGTTGAATCAGTAAATATAGTTTCATCGCTTTCAACAGGAGTACCAAAACCGCTCAGTTTATTAACATCATATTTGCCACTAATAGTGTTAAATGCATTTGCTGCTGTTAATTTCTTTGGAGTTTTAATCACAAGAGGATTAGCGTTGTCTGTATTAGGGAATTGAACCTGATATGTCCAAGCCTGTGTCCAAGCCTGTAATGGAAGTTCTACGAGGTTAGTTGAGAAAGTACTACCAGTATTCGCTGAAACAGGTGCTGTTACATTAATTGTAATGTTATTGCTTGTTGATACGCTACCTGCTGGATGTGGATTTGCTACATTACCCCCATTAGTAGTTTTAATTGGGTTTGGACTATCTCCCTTTGATGTACGTATAGTTGCACCAGCTGCATAATTAGCTGTACCTTTGTAAACAAAAGCACCTAATGTAGCATATACAGTTTTATTGTTAGCTCTGTCAACTTTTGTACCAGTTGTCATGGCACCATTATTGTTTGTATGTGTTTCACTTGTCTTTGCACCGACATATCTAATATCAGCGGTTACTTTATCTTCTACATGTATATTACCCTGATTAAGTGTTACAGATAAATTACTGTCTGCAAGCGCCTCTGAACCAATCTTAACAGATGCACCGTTAGAGTACTTATCGGTAGCAATTGTTGCAGTAGGTTCTGTAACTGTTGGATAAATCGTTTTAAAAATTAATTTATCAATTATCTCTGATAATGTATAATTGTTCAAAGAGCCAGCTGTAGTACCAGCTTCAATATCTCCAATAGTTTCTGGAACTTTCAAGTTAACTGGTGATACGTTTGTGTACATCAATTTAAACGCATCCCTTGTTGTTTCTATCTGACCGTCTGGTTTAACAATTTCTTTTGTTATAACGTATTTGTCAGATGATACTGTGTCACCACTTGTAGGATGTGCATCCTCTGCGGTCTTAGAATATTGTCCATCAGTATCTTCCAAACGCTTAATTTCTTTAATAGTTTCGCCTCGTTTGGATTTCTTTATGATATCCTGAAGATTTAATGTATAGATTGTGTCAACGTTATTCTTTTTGATTTTAAAACCAATAATTTGTGCAACTCCATTAGATTCTGTTGCTGTTGCATCCTTGTAACTTACTACAATTGGTTCACCATCTAAAAGATTTGCACTTTGACCAGTAAGAGCTGCTTTAGCTTCATCTATTGTATTATAGATATTGTTACTTCTCCGAAGTTGTAAATGTCTCATTGTATATAAAATTATAATTATTTTATTAATATTTAAATCTTACTGTAGATAAGTATTCCACAGTAAGATTATAATTTATTTTTTAGAATGTTCCGTAATCAATAGAACCATCAAAATAAAGTCCATTAGAATCAGCATTTTCTTTAGAATCCTTAACATGTACTATTTTGATAAGGTTGTAATCATGACCGATTTCGCTTGTATTTTGTACTTCTACATTCTCATTACCAGTGTCACTTTGTCCTTCTGAACCATGTGTACCATTGTAATGTGCTAAACGTACATCTACTGCTAATTTGTTTACATTACTACCATTTTCTTTCTTAGCAGAAACACTACTTGAATAAGTATCTGAACCGTTATAAAGGTTAGTTATATTTTCTTTAACAGTTTTTAATTCATCTGCTAATTTACGGTCTGCATCTACTAAACTTGTTGCATTCTGTAAAATCTCGTTAGTTGTACCAGCATTTAGGTCTTGATAATTTTCTCCATCAGTAACATTATCTTTTCCAGTAACAATTTTACCTATTGCTTTAATGTTATTCTTAATAGTTTCTGAAACATCATTTGTTTCCTTTTTAATGAAGTTTCTTACTTTATCTCCACCAACGTACAAACCATTATTACTTATAGTTAACAAGTTGTCTGCATGGTCTACATCATTTCCTTCTCCAGCCAATATAACTCTTGCTGATAATATGTCAGTATGGTTATCTGCACTAACCATATCTCTATCATTTCTAACAAGTTTAATAGCTGAATTAGTTTCGTAATTTTTAACATCCCACTCATTAAACAAGTCCATTACTGGTACTGTAATGTTGTTGGTTGTTTTACGTCCTTCAACATCAACCTCGTATGTTATGACAAGACTCTTAATATCCTTATCATATACCATACCTTTGATAACAGAACCAGCATTCAATGTAATAGTCTGTTCCTCATTCATTGCGGATGTCTTCCACTTGAGGCTATTCGTACCGCTATCATATCTTAAATTGATAGATGCATATACACCTGCACCGTCAGCATTATTAGAAATCTTAATGATGTTATCTGAAGCCGTAGATGGTAAAACCTGTGCATTAACAACATTGGTAGTAGTGTCAATATTGTCTTTAGAAACATTGAATTTTATAGTAGAGTTTTCACTTTTGAATGTGTACTTACCATTTTTAATAGCATCTTTTAAATCGTCAGATACTTTAGCAATTTTACTATCTAACTTTTCATCATTTGCTTTTAAATTGGTAATATCACCGTTAGTAGAAATAAATTTATCTCTAAATTTTGAAATATCGTAAGTGTTAAGATTCTGTTGATTGGTAACATTACTTAAATCTCGTTGTAAATCTCGAATCTTACCAATATTGCTTTGGACATCATTACTTAAACCTAATATTAATGGTTTTAAACCATCAGTTGTTCTGTTAATAGTATCTATACTGTTACCATTGCTTTCGCTCTTAGTTTTAACAACCGCTAACTCGTTCTTTAAAGTGTCAATAGCATCCTTATTTTCCTTAATCTTCTGACTTGAAACATAAAGTTTCTGTACACCATCTTCCTCTACTTGTGTAAGGATATTATCATCCTTATGACGAACGATATGTACATCTGCGGTTAATACATCTTTACCATTAATAACTCTTGTTCTGTTAAGTTCAACAGTATGGTTCCGATTTTCTGTTTGAGATGTTTCCCATTCAGTAATTAAACCACTCATCGGAATGCTTACAGTTTCTCCGTTTTTACTTTCAATGTCATCAAAAACAAGTACTAATTCCTCTGTTTCAGCTTTGTATTCAGCCTTTTTAACAATTTTAGATGTTGCAAGAGGTATTCTACGTACACGTGAAGCATTAGTAGAATCTGATACAATCAACTCATTCTTAGTAGCATCATAATCAATAGTAGCTAACAAACCTGTATTAGTTTCAATTACAAGGTTGTTATCACTATTAAGTTTAACATCGCCTGTAATCTTAAATCCATCTATAGTTTCGTTCTTTGTTAATTGAACGGTACTGGTTTCGCCTACATTAACATTAGCGTTCTTATTTAACTTATTTAATGTTTTATTGATACTATCAAGTTCTTTCTGTGCGTCTGTATTAACACCGTCTTTGTTATACTTGATATTAGATGCTCTTCTATCCACAAACAGACCATGTTCTGAACCGACTTCTTTAAGAGCGTTGTTATCATTTATATCATTATAAATTTTAACATCAGCTGTTAATATGTCAGCACCAGGATAGTTAGTTTGTTTCTTTAGTTCTACAGAATGTGCTTCATTATTTACGACCCATTCGTCAACTAAATGACTCAAATCTATATCGGCTGTTTCTAATTCGCCTTTTTGATTATAATACTCTAATACAACTTTCTCATTTACAGTATCTGTATATATTCTGTTAATAAAAGAAGCACTGTTTAATTTAAAACTCTGCTTTTTATTTTTACTATCAGAAGATGTATTGATAAATGTGATGGTATTTGTTTTATCATCATATTCAATATCTATACCAGCGTATAATCCGTCGATTACATTGTCTGAACCATACTTCCACTGTAACAAGTTTGTTGGGTCGTTAGAAATAGGTGTTTTTAAAGAATCTAACGCATCTTGTACATTAGTTTTCTTACCTGTTTTATCATAATAGCTGATATTCTTAGCTTGTCCAGATACATAAAGATATTTACCATCACCTATTGTTTTCAAGATGTTATCAACACCCATTTCTTTAGGTGCAATTCTAACATCTGCCTTTAATACATCTTTCCATTTTCCACTACGTCTATCATTGTCTACAACACCTGTGTCTGAATGTCTATCTCTTGTAAGTACAATAGGTGTTTTGCTTGATTCTCCCTCTGTGGTCCATTCGTCTATAAGGTCATCCATATCAACCTTTAACTCACGACCGTCAGCATATTTGAAAATCAGCGCTTCTTTTGTAATATCGTAATAACCATCTTCTATCGTTGGTAATGATATATCTGTTTCATTATCGTTAACTTGGAACTTAAGTACTTTTTTGGTATTATCATACGTCATACCAACATAAGAGTAAAGTCCATCCTTGTTTTCCTTAATGATATTCCCTACTTCTTTTCTATTGATAATAACATTATCAGCTATTTTAACGCTACCTGATAAAACGTTTTCAGTACCGTCAGTTGATGTGGTTTTTGATAATTCAAGTGTATTACTATTCTTTGTGACAAAAGCAAACTTCTTAACAGCATCAGCTATCTCTTTGTAAGCATTATCAACTCGTTCATTAACACCTTCTATGTCAATGAAGAACACTTTATTTTGAGTACTTGGAGTTTTACCGTCTCCCTTTGAACCAATGGCTAAGATAACGTTTGGATTTTCTTTATCACCGTATTCTAAAACCATAGGTTCTGCATACAAAGGAAGCCAATCTATTGCATTGTCAGCACCAGTATCACCAGTTATCTTGAATGCAGTATTAACAACGCTATTACCAGTTACGTAAGCAATTGCCTCTTCTCTTGTCTTAAATATTCCTTCGTTACCATCTCCGTGATGTACGAATTGTAATCTATTTATCATCTTGTAATAACTTTTTAATTTTTATTAGAATTTACCAAAATTAGCGTTGAAAGTTAACGTGATGTTATTGCTACCTTTCTTTTCATCAGTTTGGTCTTTTGAAGGAATTTCTGTTTTTCCGTTAGAATAAACAATGTAGTCACCACCTTTTAGAATACTTCCCTCTATTTTATCTCTGTTCTCCCATTTTTCTGCAAGTCCAGTGCGTAACTCTTCTTCTACAGCTTTAGCTCTATCTCTTTCTTCTGTTATAGCATCAGTGAGAGCTTTATCACCTTCGGTACGTTTTGTTATTTCTTTAGCAAGCGCATCTTTTATGTCATCTGTTTCATTAATAACATGTTCTGCAACAGCTTCTAAATCCTTACGTACATCTTTAATACCATCTTCTCTGTCTGATATTTCTTTGTCGAGTTTCTTTTCTAAGTTATCACTCTTCTCTTTTAATGCTTCATCGGAATTTTTTCTTTCCTCTGTCTCAGTTTCAAGAGCACTTTTAACGAGATTTATTAAAGGTGTTGTTCTTGAAAGAATATCATTGTAAGCCTGTTGGTTGGTGTTAATTAATTTTCCATCAACAATTCTATATTCAGAATCAACGAAATCATCTTTACTAATTGGGTCATGAATTACAATTGTATCACCTTCTACCATTACCTTATGGGTCCACATGTTACCGTCCCATTCATGAAGTATGTAAGTAGGTTTACAACCTGCACAGTCTTTGTAGAACTCGTTATATGTTAACTCATTCTCGTCCTTTACATCTTCATTTATATTAGCAGCTGTCCAAACTGTAAATCCATGTTCTGTATTCAATGATGGAAGGAGAACTGTTTTATATGTGTTACCGCCAATTACTTCTGCACCATAATTATTAGACCCGTTAAAATCTTTTACTAATCTAAGTGACAAGAAGTGTTCTGGACATTCTGTTATCTGAATAACACCAGATTTATTAAATTGGAATTGTTTTACATAATAGTCAAATCCTTCACCTTTAATTGTTTGAGAACTTGTCCAATATTTTGCTTCTTTATTAAATTTAATAATATCTTCATTCTTATCAACACCATATCCACCAGCAAATACATTAAAACCATACTTGTCAGTACCCTCTGGAGAAATAGGTTTTTCCTCAGCTACTTTATCATCATACAGATATGTATCGTCACTTGGAGTACCACTTGTTGAAGTTTTATTCCAGCATTCTGTTGATTTTAATTGTTTACCAGCAAGTTTACCTAATTGTACATGGCAATGAATATCGTTATGGTTCTGATATTGACATGGCTCTATTGCATTTAGCATGTTATCCCAATCCTGTTTTGTTGGAATACGCCATCCTGCTTTTAGCTTACTTTCAATCTCCTTTACACCATCCATAGTGTAAAGTCTTCCAGCATTTGAACTACAGCTTAAAGTGACATATCTATCACCTTTACATGGGTTTACAGGTAAACCACTTCCGTTATCATCTCTTGTGTCAATAAGTGACTTAGCTGGAGAATAATATCCTGATTTTTCTGTAGGGTTAAGACGTACAGGGTCGCCACTCTTGCCATTACCAAGAACGCTACCATCTGTTATTACTTCTCTTAAGTATTTATTTTCAACTTTCTCGGCTTTCTTTGTTTTATCAGTTTCAAATGTACCGATTAGATGTTTATTGTTGTCGCTATCAGTTACCCATAATTTGCCATCAACATCGCTAAACTCAATTTTGAACTTCTTCTCTACTGGGTTTCCATTTTCGTCTTTGTCATTGGTAGTATATTTAAAACCAAAGCTGTTTTTATCAGTACAATCACCAGTACAGCTACCAGTTCCAGCAAAATGATAATCATCTAACGTAATACCATTGTTCATTAAAGAAGCAAGGTCAATTCCAATAACATCACCATTGTTTCTTGTTAATTTTAATGTATTGGTTTTCTTGTCAAATTCACCATTAGCTATATCTTCGTCCTTTAAGTTAAGAAGATTACTATCGACTTCATTTACGGTTAACTTACAATTCTTGGTAACGTCCTCTTTGTAAGGTGAAACAAGCTTGTAAAAATATAATCCTTTAGCCATATTATTTTTATATATTAGTTATTCTTTATTCTTTTTAATAAATATGAAAATATTTTTCTTTATACCTTATTTATAGCTAATAATGAATATAAACCTTACAATTTTTATGTCACATCCTAAAGGATATTGGAAAAACAAAGAAAATATGTTTCTTGAAGCCAAGAAATACACCACTAAAGAAGATTTTAAAGATAATAATTTAACGGCTTTCTTAGCTGCATACAAATATGGATATATTGATGATATGTATTGGTTGGTTAAACAAAAACAACATAAAAAAGGATTTTGGACTTATAAAGAAATAGAAAAAGAATCTATGAAGTATAAAACAAAAACAGAATTTTTTAAGAAAAATCAAACCGCTTATCGTGCTGCGTTGAAACTCGGAATAATTGACGATTTTTTCATTACCAATTACATCCAATACTAAAAAACCCTGTGATAATCACAGGGTTCTGTATTTGTAATTATTAAAAATTTCTATGTATTCTAAATCTCTATTATAAAATTTAAAATCTTTCATATATCCAATAAAGCTACCAGCAAAATATTCTTCAAGAGGATATACTCGTGTTGGATTAAGCATATAATTTTGTAATATTGTTTCACTTAATCCTTGTGTTCCTCCACCTATAGATATATTATATGGTACTCCCTCTTGTTTTTCGTATAATTCATTTAATTTACGTAAATCTATTCTCGGTAATTCCTTTGTTATATAAACGAGTTTTCCATTTACATAAAAATATATTTTCATACCACCAGAAGTACCGTAAATTTTAACGAATACACTACACCACTCACAGTTTTGAATTATGTTTGGATTAGAATACCCTTCAATTATCTTTGTTTTGTTTTCTCCGCTTATATCACAGTCCTTGGTGAGTATTCTATACCCAATAGACCCATCGTCCTTTATACGCAAAGCAAATGCGTTATTATATATATCTTTGTAAGGATTATGGTTGTTAATATCTTTATTTCTGAGTGTATCAATATTATCTACGGTGTATCCAGTACATGTTCTATTCATTAAAATGAATAAATTACCTTTAAAATTATTGTTTCGGTAAGTAAACATTACTTTATTTCCCTCTATCCAATTATTTGTTGTATAACCTGTACATGTTCTATTGAAAAGAATAAATTTATTATCACTCATTAAATACTTGTGATTTGCTTCTGAAAATTTAAAACCGTTTTCTGATTCGTATTCAAAATCTGAAATATTCATTTCTGGTTCTAAATAATCGAAATCTTCTCCATCGTTTATATTATCTAAATCTTCTATATAATCATCTCCGAATGGGTCGTTATAATCATAATCTGGGTCTCTTTCAATATATTCTACATTTTCTTTATTGGTATCTGTAGGTTCTTCTGTGTTATTTTCTCCATCTTTATTACAACACCATCCTTTTAATGTTTCGTGAGGTTGATTTTCATCTATTAGTTTTGCTTTGGTATTACTTTCTATATAATAGTCCATAACATCAAGCCCATCTAAATTACAAGGTTTTTCTTCATATAATTTAGGGTCATAATAGTTAAAGTTAATATAATCATCTAAATCATCGAATTTGGTCTTTTTTTCTGGTCCTGGAAATTCGATATCTAAATCATAGAAATTACCTATTATATAGTCTGATTTATTTATTTCTCCACCTTCTACGTAGTCATCTGGAGATAATGGGTTATTTTCTTCAAGTTTATATTTATCATCCTTATCATAAAGGTATGTCCATTTATTTTCAGCTCTTGCGCCCATAAAAAAGAATATACCTTTATTGTTTGGATATTTATCATTAAGTGTTTTATCACTTTCTTTTTCAATATCACATTTTTTTAATTGAAATTCAAAACCCCATACATCACCATTATCTATTTTGTTAGGAAGAACTTTGTATTTATCACATTCCGTTTGAAAAAAACCTTGAAAGAATCCACCGTTTAATTTAACTTGACATTCTTCAAATGTAATAGGATAATCGTATAATAATGTACTTCCTGTTACTTGATGTAATTTAAGTCTATAATC